TATAGTTGTTTTACTATCGTCGAGCGTTGCCGCCCTTGTCATCGCTGTATCCGTTTCCATAACGATAACATTAGTTATGGCGGACGCGCCGCTGAATATCTGTACCGTCCCGCTTGCCGATGTTGCGCGAGACTGAACAACGACCTCCATCAATTCGAAAGCGTAAGGAATTGTAAAAGCCTGGCCGCCCGTCGCGTCCGCTGTAATATTCAGCGATATTAAAATCGGATCATAATCCCCGATGTCCTGTACTGCTTTAAGTGCAGTGCCTAATTTTTCCGCTTGAAATTCAGGAATGGCACTATCGAGTTTTGTAGCTTCCGCCGCTGTTATACTCATAACGCCCTCCTTATGACCTTATCCCGACAATCGTTACTATTCCCCTGTCGCTCGCGCCGTTCGCATCCGCAAAAAGAGTATCAGTCGTTAAAATTGTCGAGTAAGCATCATTTATCGTGCCTGCCCGCGCCATGTTCGTGTCAGTCACCATCGCTATCGCGTCAGTAATGGCACTTGAGCCTTTTTTCAAAGTCATCGTCCCCGACCCGTTCGAGGCCGTACATTGTACGATAACATCAATTATTTCAAAAGCATAAGGGATAGTTACCGCACCGCCCGCGCCTGTCGCGTCCGCTGTGATTTTCTTGATTATGTAAATCGGGGAGTAAGCCTGCTTATCTTGCAGGCTTTTTACTTCCGTACCGAGATCGCAACTCTGCGCTTCCGGCTGTGACATGTTTAATTTCGTTGCTTCTGCTGTCGATAAAGTCATATTGGTTTCCTCCTATTTTATTTTTTTTATTAACCTAATAGGATCGCAATATTATCGGGCTTTATCGCCTTCGCTGTGTAACAACATCCGATTGAATAGTGCATCTGCCCATATTCGCCGTACATGGATACCGAAAAACTTAACCCGGAAATCGGATCGGTTACAATCGTTCTATCTCTCGCGGCATCTCCACCTGCTGGGAAAGCCAATGGCCTTTCAACAAACTGAATCGCCTGTTTCTGAAAAGCTATGTTTGCGCGATAAGATGAACCAATTGTGTATTCATCAGTCACCGCGGTTATAATAAGAACGCCCGGAGTATTAAGTGTGAAATATCCAGAACTGCCGACGGTTGTTGCAGTACCGCCCGAAGCAACAACATATTTATTCGCATCTACCGCACCGGCGCCCTCGTTGCCTTTGGTTATAATGTCGCCGGGAAGAATTGTGCCTGAAGTACCGCCGTCAACTGCTATGTTTACTTCTCCAACTGGCTCTATTGCCGTGCCATCCTGTCCTGTCATCGTTCCTTTAGTGTGATAAGCTACCTGCCCAGATTTCATAATTTTAAATCCGGCAAGTTCGGTTAGAACTCCACGCCTCAATAGCGCATCGCTTCCTGCTGTGTTTACCTGTGTAAGATGAACGAGAGAACCGAGATTAAAAGCCGCCGTGGTATCGATAACGAGATATCTGTCCAATTCCGAACAACCGTTATCATCGAGGATTTTCTGAAGTGCCATTGCCGCCGTAATATCAGAACCAAAAGGAGTTGTACCGGCTGTACCGTAAGCCCTGGACGCGCCATTTTTCGCCGCTATGCCAATTACAGCTTCCATTTCGTTTCTATGCATCCTGAAAGCCTGGGCAAATCTATCACGCATGATGGATTCATAAGTCCCTGCGTTCCTGAGTCCTTTTTCTTCTTCACCGTTCCATCTGACCGGCTGTGTTTTTGCCACATCAATCGACATATCAACATAACCAACCGTTATGTTGCCGGTGTCGGGAGCTGTCTGCGCGGGAGCCCATGAAGCTGAAGCTGAGGCCGCCGGGACTATCGGAATGCGGAGCGTTTCGTCTTTTGCCGCGCCTTCCGCTTTTGCGTTTATTGCGACTGAATGTATAAATCCAATTTTTTCAGCACTTACAATATCAAGTGCCTCTTGGATTATGGGAATTAACCCTGTTAATGTGTTTTGTGTAGACATGTTGCCACCTCTAAATTTTATATTTTAGATAATGGCAATAAGAAGGATTTAATCTGTTATCGTTATTCCAGATTTAACAGCAGATGATCTGCTTTCCGGGCTCATTTTTTCCCAACTGTCGCGACTCATGGTTTTCGAACCACCGCCGCCGTTAAAGCTTTGCGAACCCGCGCCCCGATTATCGGGTTGTCTTAAATAAGATTTTCCCGTATCGGTTTCGCTGTATTTCTGGAAATATTCTTTAGGTGAAAGCCCTGAGCCGTCGCCGTTATCGATAACAACGCTTCTTTTGCCGTTATCAACTTCGACCCGTGCTTTCCCTAAGAAATACGGGAGGATTGTTTCGTAGTATTTATTGTCGAAATTATGCAACCCTAAGTTGTTTATAATTTCTGTTTTAATAAGTGTTTCATTTAATTCCTGATTTACTTTTTCTTCACTTTTGCTTTTATTATTTAGTAAATCAGTTACTTTTTGTAAGTCTCTTTTAAGTTTTTGAACCTCATCGGTTCCCTTAGAGCCGGAAGATTCTTTTTGCTTCTTCAATTCAGAATACTCCTCCATGTCAACTTCGTCAACACTTTTTTTTAATGTGACATAATCTTCTTGCAGTTTTTTATTTCGAAGAATAACCTCATTGTTTTTTGTTTTAAGTTCCTTGATGTCATCCGGCGTTTCAAATCCAAGTGCCTTGACCATTTCCTTAAAGCTTCCTGCGTTCTTTTCATCTTTGATGAACTCCTGTAAATCTTTTAATTCCATAAAATCTCCTTTTGATTTTACAGGCCGTTGTCTTCGGCCCATTCTTTATAATTCTTAAAACTTATTACTTCCAATTCACCAGTCGCCGGATTTTTACCCATGCGACTGTCGGGCTCAAAATCCCCGGCGAACGTTGCAACGGTACACCTACAATTTATATCCATGCCCGGATCTCCAAAGTCACCGGGAAACATGGCAGTCTCCCCGTTTACTTCGAAAGGCTCATCCGCGCCTACTTCCTGCCCGTCAAGTTCCTGATGTTCGGGGCGCGTCTTTTCGTCAAGCGTCGCTACCCAAACGCGGCGTATCCTCAAGCCCTGAGATTCAGCGTCGACAGATGCCGCGTGCGCGCCTGCGTTTGCGGCCCTGTTCATTTCCGTCCGTGCGATTCTGTCGGCGTTGAATATCATCGTATCGACTTTATCTGTAATGTTCTCACTTACTTTATCCACGCTCCATCCCTGAATAAACCCCTGCGTTATCTGCTGTTGTATCGTGGCGATATTTTTTATGTCGTTGTTATAAAGCAATTCTGAAAGCGTCCCGTATCCAGGTTGATAAAGATTGGCCGTATCAACACCCCAAGACTTTTTAATTGCGTTCCATGAGTCAACCGTGCCCGTGACCGTCAGTTCAATCAACTTCGGATCAAGCATTGAGAAAGCCATATCCAATCCTTCAGGGGCCGCCCACTGCAAAAGATACTGTTGCCGATAATATACGTTCTGCATTGCCGTTGTGCCTATCTGCTCAATGTCGTTTCCCGCCTGCTTTGCATAATCATTATAAATCAATTGCACTTCCAATAATGTTTTATTCAGCCTATCATATTGGATCATGATATTATAATAATCTTCGGGATTGACCGTTGATAGATATTTACCATAAATCCGTTCCAGTTCCTTGATTATGTCTCCTTGCGCTTTATTGTAATTGGCAAGCATAATCCTGATAAGCGGCTCGGCCTCTTTTTCAGATTGTAAAAAGGCATATAATTGAGCGTCTGAATAATTCATTTATGCGCTTGCCACCTTTTGCTGTACGGCTTCCGGTATTTTCACCTTTATGAATTTCGCCTTGATTTTGTTCAAGATTGCTTTTATCCTGTTTTTAATCTTCGCGTCTTCAATCTTCTTTTCGAGCTGTTCGATCTTCAACGCTTGATTGTTGATTGCGTTCGCGACCTCCTGATTATATTTCGACTGCGCGTTCCTTATCAGTTGCGTCCGCGCCTTCTTTACCGATTTTTCCATTCCCTTTATCGCCTTCCCCATTTAATGCACCCCCTTTATTATTTATTTGATTTTGATAAAACTGCTTCATCTGCTCATCACGCGCTTTTATCTTTTCTTCCTGATTCGCTTTAATCGCTTCCTCTTCTTGCTCAATATCCCAGCCGGCAGGATATACGTTTTTAGTTTTCATATTGTGGTAAAAAGTCGGCCATGACATTAAATCTGATGCAACCAGACCCGACCACGATATCGCTTCCTGCGGATCGAGTGTAACCTCTTCAAATTCCGTATTGAATTGGATTGATACTTCCTCTTGGCTACCCGCCCACTCATTAAATAAAGCCATTATCGTTGTCATACAGACGGATAAAGCGTTGCTTATATCTGCAAGCGTCGCATATTCCCCTTGACTTGTCTTTGTCGCCGTTTCCGCGCTCGCTACATATCGCCCTTTGCCTGTGATAAAGCTACTGGCAATAATTGACATTTGCTCTTCCTTCCGCTTCATGGCCTCCTGCAATGCGCTGTCGCTGGAGGCTTCGAGGAAAGACACGTCCCCGGATTCCGGCAGCACCGCGCACCCGCCAATCGGAAAATCTTTTTTTTCGTCCCATCCTTTCGCGATAATCGTCCGGGCCCCTGTCCAGTGTAACATATTCTCGTAATCCGCCGAATTGATATAATGCCCGAGGTTAACATCAACCAGGTCAATCAATGCCGATTCCGATATCTCTGTGACTATACCGTCGGAAGTACAAAGATAAAACGGTATGTAATCGAACACCGCGCCGTCTATTACAGGTATCGACTCGGCAACAAGTTCAAACTGAGCACCGCCTGTCTGTGCGCTTATCTTCTTCCAGTCCCGCGTCATGTAAACACCGGCCTCATTGAGATATAGCTCTTTCCAGATTTTAACCGTTTCCAGTGTGTACGGATCGTCAGCCTTTGGCTGTCCAATTTCACCTTCGAGCATAACCATTGACAATTTAACAATGCCGTCGATATTCGCAGTCTGCCAGTTGATTATATTTTCCACCTTGTACGCGGTGAGATAAGGCCGTTTTTGCACTTCCGAATAATCAACCAGGATGCCGATTCTGTTCGTAACCATAACCTCACGCGCAATCATGCGGGAGAAGTAGTTAAAGTCACGCCCGGCAAGGTTGATATTCTTCAACAGTTCCGCGTCTATCGTGTCCGTGCCTGTCGATTCTTTCCGGAATAGCTGTCCGAGGGCGATATTTAAAACACGCTTCGGGAAGTTGATATATCGGGCACGCTTCAGATAAGCATCATAATCATCCTCCTTCTGCCCGTTTAATTTCGGCAGATATGTCGTTGACTTTGCCTTGATTGCATCTTGCCCAGCTAAAGCATCGCGGATCCTGCCCCAGACGCCGAGCCAGTTGTTGTATTCTGCGTGTCTACTGTCCTGCATTATATTTCTCCTTGTTTACCATCCGACTACTTTACCGATACCGCCGATATTATGTCTCATCAAATCCTCTAAGGCGTAACGTAAACCGTCGATCATGTGGTTGTCTTTATCTTCTAACTTGTTTGTAATATTGCCCGTCATTTTATCGACCTTAAAACTGTAAAGCCTGAACTCGTCGATTGTGTGTTTGCATCCCGGATGAATTATTATCTTTTCAAAACCTTTCAGAAATTCGATGCCATCCTCAACGCTGCCCTTCCCCTTGATGCTTGACTTTATCAACGGAAACCCGTTGCGCCTGATATACGATATTGTTTCAGGTCTTGCGCTGTCTGCCGTAATCGGGAACTTGATTGAATCCGGGATCTGCCGAAAATATTCAGGCAGTTTATCAATCTCAATTCCTACACCGTAAAACTCATAATCGATGTAAAGCCTTTTGTCTTTAATCCAGCACCGGATAAGCGTTGACGGGTCTTTACTGAATCCCCAGTCTGCGCCGAAATAAAACATTACATCTGAAGGCGTCTCGAAATTCTCTATTGCCCATTTGCCATAAAAGACCTGTGCCGCCGAATGCTTTAAGCACTTCCCTTCCCAGATATGAAAGTATTTGTCAAGGTCTGTCGCTTTGTCGTACAGCATTTCCTGCCGTAAAACTTCAGGAAAAAAGGGATTGTCGCTGCAATTACATTCAATTTTTAAAGTATCCGCCCTTTCAGCTTTATTGAATTGTGAATGGACCGGATCATCTTCATTTGTCGGGTTGTATGTAAATATTATCTCGCTGTTTTCATTCCTGATTGTCGGTATGAGCGTGTCCAGGCTTTTCTTGCTTATTGCCTGAGCTTCCTCTATCCAGCAATAATCAATCCCCTCAGTCCCCTTAATATCAAGTTCGTTATTCCATAAGCCCTTAAATATAAATTCCGTACCGTTCGCGCCGATGATTGAATCGTTTTTAATTGTGTAAAAATTACTCAATTGCAATTCGTTTATCCTATCTGCAAAAAGTTTATGTACACTGTCCCGAATAGTCCGCTGTATTTCCCGTGTGCAAAGTATCCTGACTTTGCTTTTCATGCCCAGAACAAGCAAGATAATAGCAACAGCCCACGACTTGCCCGAACCCCGCCCGCCATAAATTAGTTTATATCTTCGTTGTTGGCTGTATATCGGGAATAATATGTCCGGTATCTTTATTCTCAGGGCGCACACCTATAATTTCAATTTTTAACATTTCTTCATCCAATCCGGTTAATTGGACTTTATCCTGTGCCTTGCCCCAAAGCCTATCTTCATAATCTTTTATCCCGCGATAATCGAGTTTGACATAAGCGTTCATTATCGCCCTTTGACCGAGAGGCATTTTTTCAAGATCAATCTTTTTAATTTCTCCGGGTGTCATCAGGCGGACTTCAATAACAGTCCGGCACATATCTTCGTAGCTTTGATTTCTCGCGGCTTTTATGTCTTCTGGTAGAGACTTCCGGCCTCCGCATTTATTGCCGATTGCAAACGTTTTCCCGCCTGTCTTTTTTCCTTTTGCCATCGTGTTTACTTCGCGTCTTTCGCCATTACGCGCCTGCTCTCGCCATTGTGAATAAACATTCGTCCGGTTGATTTTTATTATATCCCCCATGTAACGAGCTATTCCTTCCGAATGATAATATCCGCTTGAAATCATCAGGGGCATTATATTCACTGATATATACTTTATTTGTTTTTGATTTATTTCTCACCCATTGCCAAAATTCCACATGATTAAATGAATCTTGTTTATATTCCGCAGTTCCATTATATGGGATATCGCAATATATTATTGCTCCCTTCGGTATTTTAACTTTCCTATAATCTTTACTTGATAGTTCGAGCCGTTCGAGCCGTTCGAGCTGTTCGAGCCGTTCGAGCTGTTCGAGCTGTGGGAGCCGTTCGAGCCGTTGGAGCTGTTGGAGCCGTTCGAGCTGTTGGAGCTGTTGGAGCCGTTCGAGCTGTTGGAGCTGTTCGAGCTCACATATTCTGGTTTTAAGCTTCCTTGATACCATATTTAAAGCCATTCGTCTTTTATGCCAGTTGTCTTGTTTTAATATTCCGTCTATATATTTTTGAGGTATATTCGGAATAAGTTTTTTAATAAGTTCCGGATTTTTATTGATTACTAATTCATGCCCTGCTTTTTTACTTGGTTCAGTATCTTTCCCAAAAAGATAACCTTTCTGATTATTCCCAAAACTCCAGCAACATTGAACATAACCGACATACCAATCTTCATATTTATCAGGATTGTTCATAACATCCCAAAATTTGCTTCTCGAAATAAATTTCGTGACTACCTTTTCTGGTAGTCCTTCAATTATTACTTTCTTTAATAATCCGATAACGTATTTATTGCTATCGTTCGCTATTACCTGCCAACCCTGCTTAT